GGCCAGCGACTTCGGCGCGTTCCGGCAGATATGGGCGACCGGGGTCAAGCTGGCCCGCCAGGTCATCACCACCACCGACGACACGGGCGCGCCGGTCTCCTCCGAGGTCGTGGTCAAGCCCTGGGACATCGGCGCGAACCGGCTGCTGATCAACGAGGACCCGGGCGGCAAGTTCGGCGCGTTCCCCGGCGACGCGCTGACCGGCTACCTCGACGCCGTGCAGGCCGACGTGGAGACCCTGGCCTCGATCACCCAGACCCCCAGCTACTACTTCGGGCACACCAAGATGGTCAACCTGTCCGCCGACGCGATCAAGGCCAGCGAGGCCGGGCTGGTCGCCAAGGTGCGGCGCCGGATGCTGCACATCGGGGAGGCCTGGGAGTCGGTCATGCGCGTGGCCCTCGGCTGCGTCGGGGACCCGGGCGCGGTCAACGTCGAGGGCCAGGTCGAGTGGGCCGACCCGGAGACCCGCTCCCAGGCCCAGCTGGCCGACGCGCTGACCAAGCTGGCTACGATCGGCGTGCCCAAGGAAGTCCTGTGGGCCAAGCTCGGCGCGACCCCGGCCGACATCGCGGCCTGGCGTGACATGGCCACCGTCACGCCGCCGCCCGCGCCCGCCGTCCCGGCCCCGGCCCCCGAGCCCGCGCCGCAGCCCGAGCCCGCGTGAAGGATGCCCCGATGACCCAGCCCGCGCCCGCCGCCCCGCCCGCTCCCCCCGTCCCGCCCCTGCCCGACGCCAGCCTGCCCCGGCCCACCGGGGCCCCGCCCCCGGCCCCGGCCCCGCCCGCGCCCCCGGCCCCGGCCCCGCCCGCCCCGCCGGCCGACACCGCCGATGAGGTCAGGGCCGCGCTGGAGGCCGAGCGCCGCCAGCACCGGGAGACCCAGCAAGCGCTGGCCGAGCTGCGCCAGCAGAGCATGACCGAGCAGGAGAAGGCCATCGCCAAGGCGCGCGACGAGGGCCGCGCCGAGGCCGTCAGGGCGGCCGGGCTCAAGGTCGCGGCGGCCGAGTTCCGCGCGCTGGCAGCGGGCAAGCTCGCGGACCCGGCCGCCGCCCTGGAACTGCTCGACCTGTCGCGGTTCGTCAGCGAGACGGGCGACGTGGACTCCAAGGCCCTCGGCCAGCTGGTCGAGAAGCTGGCCGCGCAGCTAACCCCCCCGGGGGGCCGGGTGCCCTCCGGGCCGAGGTCGGCCGGCGACCCGGGCGGCGGCGACTTCATACGCGACACGCTGCGCAAGATGGGCCGCTAGCCGCCCCGGCCGCTAGAGCGGGTTCACCTCAAGCGTCGGGTGCGCCTCGGCCACGTGGGCGTCCATCATGGCCTCGACCACCAGCGCGTGACAGGTGTCACAGGCCTTGAGATCGACGCTCTCGGTCACCGGGCCCTCGGTGGTGTCGGGGACCCAGACCTGCACGGGGACATACGCCATGGCTTCCTCCTCCGGTCGGGGCCAGGGTAGCCTGGCCTCGATGCCCGTGCAGCGGGACGCGGCGGGCAGCCGGTAACCGAATCCGGGCGCCTCACGAAGCGGGACGCGGAGGCCGGGGCCCTGGTGCAGCGGGACGCGGCCAGGGCGCGGTAGCGCGCAAAGCGGTGCGACCACTCAGGCACGCACCGGAAGGCGCAACCTCTCATGGCTCTCGGAGACTTTTCTGGCGTCATCCCGCCCGCGATGGCGACGACCATCCTGCAAGAGGCCACCCAGCAGTCGGCGGCCCTGACGCTGTGCAACCGCATCCCGATGGGCACCGGGGTAACCCAGATGCCCGTCCCCAAGACCCTGCCCACCGCGTCGTGGGTGACCGCGGCCACCGGCCGCAAGCCCTACACCAACGTCGGGCTGCAGCCCGCCACGCTGACCGCCGAGGAGGTCGCGGCGGTCATCGCCATCCCGGACAAGATGATCGAGGACACCTCGATCGACCTGTGGGGCTACTGCCGCCCGCTGCTGGCGCAGGCCATCGCCCTGGCGCTGGACGGCGCGGTGATCTACGGCGTGGCCGCCCCGGCGAGCTTCCCCGCGGGCGGGCTGATGGCCGCCGCGACCGGGGTCAACGCCGGGATCGACGCCATCGACTCAGTCAACAAGGCGATGGCCGCGGTCGAGGGCCAGGGCCTGCAGCCGGACGGCCACGCGGCCGACCTGGCGGTCCGGTCGCTGTTCCGGGGCCTGCGCGCGACGACCAACGAGCTGATCCTGGGCGACACGATCATCCAGGACTACACCGTGCCGACCATCTGGGGCGTGCCGACCGTCTACACCCCGTTCCAGGGCAAGACCGGCGCGGCCCCGGCTGACTTCCTGACCGGCGACTGGGACTACGCCGTGCTCGGGGTCCGGCAGGACATCCGGTACCTGATCGACCCGTCCGCCGTGATCGCCGACGCCTCGGGCGTGGTGCAGGTCTCGGGGTTCCAGGACAACGTCACGCCGATGAAGGTCTGGGCCAGGTTCGGCTTCGTGATCATCAACCCGGTGACCGCGGTAGTCCCGGCCGGGGCGCACGCCTTCGCCAAGGTGGACACGCACGCCGCGTCCGGCGTCGCGCCGACCGCGGCCGAGGCCGAGCCCGAGGGCGGCGCGCGGGCCAAGAAGGCCTAAGCCATGCCGAACCCAACGCTGATGGTCTGGACGTGCGCTGTCGCCGGGTGCGCGCGGGGCGACTTCGTCTCTGATGCGCAGGGCATCGCCAGTCATCAGACCGATACCGGGCACGCTCCGGTGCCCGGCCGCCCGTGGGCCTGGGTGTTCGACCGTTCGGGCGAGGTTCCCGATGTCTGGTCGCTGGCCCCGGCGACCGGCCCGTCGACGGGCGCGACCGCCTTCGTGATCACCGGCCGGGGCCTGACCGGGGCGACCGGCGTGAAGATCGGCACGGTCGCCGCGACCGCCGTCTCGGTGGTCAGCGACACGACGGTCAACGCCACCAGCCCGGCCGGGACGGCGAACAGCACGCAGGACGTGTCGGTCACCACGCCGCACGGGACCGGCGTGCTGTCCGGTGGCTGGAAGTACGGGGCCTAGATGGAGGCCCGGCTGGTGCAGCTGGCGACCCTCGCCGTGCTGGTCCTGCTGTGCCTCTACCTGGTTCACGCGACGTTCGGGTGGAACCCGTGACCACGCCGCCGCCCGATACCTCCTGGATGGCCTGGGCCCCGCCGCTGGACCCCCCGACGACCGGGGGGCTCCCGGTGGCGACCGCCCAGGCCATCGCGGACGCGACGTGGAGCTACGACCCGCACCTGACCGCGGCCCTGCAGTGGGAGGCCTACGCCGCGAGCCTGCCGCCCGCGGCCAGCGTGGCCCAGGTCTCGACCGGCGCTCAGTCGGTGTCCTACAGCCCGCCCCTGCCGGGGGGTGACTTCGGCCTGGCGATGTCCCGCGCCGCCTGGCACCGGAGCCTGATGGGCTCGGGCGGCAGCGTGGAACTCGACCAGGCCGCCCCGGCGCTGCCCTCGGCTCCGGGCAGCCCGTGGGCCGGGGTCCCGGCCGACGTGTGGGAGGTCGCCTGATGCTCATGCTCGGGGCCGACCCGGTGGCCCTGTACTCCCCCCCGGCTGGCAGCGACACGCACGGCTGGGCCCTCGACCCGACCGCGCAAGTCTGGGCCGGGACCGGGAGCCTGCAGCGCCAGCCGGGCCGCTCCGACCTCCTGATGGCGGGCGGCGGCGGCTTCGGGCCGTTCGCTCCCAACGCGCAGCCCATCGGGGTCCTGTACCTGCCACCGGAGGCCGCGCCCGCCGAGGGCATGGTGGCCGAGGTTGACGGGGAGCGCTACGCCCTGTCCCAGGTGCGGCCGGTGCGCGATCCCACCGGGACCGGGGCGCTGGACTGCTGGGTCGCCGTCGCGCAGGACTCCTCGGTCTACGGGGGGGCCTGATGGAGGCCGCGACCTTCACCGTGACCAACCCCGGGGCCGCCTACGAGGCCGCCGACCCGGGCATCGGCCGGATAGCCGAGCAGCTGTGCGCCGACGCCCAGGCCCGGACCCCGGTCAGGACCGGGCGGCTGGCGGCCGGGTGGCGGGTGGCCGAGGGCGACCGCAAGGGCTCGCGCCTGGTGGTCAACGACGTGCCCTATGCCCATTTCGTGGAGTACGGGACCAGGGACATGGCGGCCGAGCCGATGATCGGCCCGGCCGTGGCCAGGGCGCGGGGTGGCGCATGACCGCCCCGGTGGTGATCCAGCCGGACCTGGAGGCCTGGGTCTGGGCCAACGTCAAGGCCGTCCCCGGGGTGACCTCGTTCTGTTACTCCGCGACCAGCCTGTGGCCCCTGTGGCTGGTCGCCTACTCCATCCAGGTCGATGCCCGCGCCAAGACCAAGCAGGAGGCCCGGGACGCCGCCGAGCAGGTCCGGCAGCTGATGGTCGGCCTGCCCGATGTCCCCTGGCCCGATGGCTGGGTGGCCTACGTGCAGCCGGTCGAGGGGCCGTTCTGGCTGCCCGACCCCGGAGGAGGCCCCCGGTACGTCGGCCGCTACGAGGTCCGGGCGCACCCGTTGTAACGCCCCGGGCGGTCCCGCGCTCCCGATGGGCGCGGCCCGTGCCGCCCGGCCGATGTGGAGGGAAGCACCACCATGACCAACGCCACCGCCGAGAAGGACCCCTCGGTCGAGCCCCTGGTCTCGACCTATGCGCTGGACGCGACCTCGGTCGTGATCGGCACGCCGGACGGTCCCGGGCTCTACCTGGCGCCGGTCGGCACGGCCGGGCCGACTGACACCGTGACCGCCTGGCCCGCCGCCTGGCAGGTCCTGGGCTACGCCAGCGACGCCGGGCCGGTGATCGGCCAGAACACCAACAAGCAGGACATCATCCCCTGGCAGAGCATGGCCCCGATCCGGTCGGTCATCACCAGCCGCGAGATCACCCTGCAGATGGTGCTCTGGCAGCTGAACCAGCAGACCCTCAGCCTGTACTTCAACGCCGCGCCGGGCACGCTGGCCACCGGGACCCTGACCATGCCGGTCAAGAGCGCCGACGCCGGGAAGCTCTACGCCGTGGGCATCGACGTCAAGGACGGGACCAACATCCTGCGCATCTCCGCGACCCGGGCGCAGCTGACCGCCGCGGGCAACATGCCGATCACGCGGGGGGCGGCGGTCCCGCTGGACTGCACCCTGACGATGCTGGATGACAACGGCACCCTCTGCACCGTCATCTACGGCCCGAACGCGACATGACCGGGGCCGCCACTAACGGGCGGTTCGACCTCTCGGCGGCAGCTGCGGCAGCTGCGGCCCAGAACGAGGCCGTGCCGTTCGGGTTCACCTACAAGGGGGAGGACTACGAGATTCCCCCGGCGACCTCCTGGCCCCTGGCCGCCCAGGCGCAGATCGCGGCCGGGGAACTGGAGGCCGCCCTGACCGGGCTGCTGGGCGAGGACGCCTACCGCAGGCTGGTCGCGGCCGGGATGACCGTGGGCGATCTCAACCTGCTGTTCACCGCGGTCGGTGAGGCCGCAGGGGTCGAGAGCCTCCCAAACTTGCCAGCGCCTGCGCAGCGCGGTTCGACCCCGACGTAGAGGCCGCCATGCTCGCGGCCTACGGCGTGGATGTCCTCGACCCGGGCGTGTCGCTGCGCCGCGTCTGGGTGCTGCTGCACCGGCTCCCCCCGTGGGCGCGCAGGCCGGGCGAGGACTGGTCGACCGAGGCTGAGCTGCTGGCCCTGCTGTCGGACCAGATAGCCGACCTCACGTGGCTGGTGTCCCAGCTGGGCGGCGGGAAGTCAGCGCGGCCCCGGCCGCTCCCCCGGCCCGCGCCCCGGCGCCGCCCCGGGCCCGCGGCCGAGGGCTGGAAGTCCGAGCAGTTCCGCCAGGGCTGGGTGCAGGAGTTGACCGGGATGGCCGGGGTGGTGGTGAAGCGTGGCTAGCGAGTACGGCAAGCTGACCGTCCCGGTCTATGCCGACACCGCGCCCCTGACCCGGCAGGTCCGGGAGGCCGCGACCTCGGCGGGCAAGTCCGCCGGGGAGGCCATCAGCAGCCATCTGTCCTCGGGCGCGGGGAAGCTGCGCGAGGTCGCCGGGACCGTTGGCAAGTCCGTTGCCACCGGCATCGGGCTGGCGACCACCGCGGCGGTCGCCTTCGGGGTCGAGGCCTTCCGCGCGGCCTCCAAGGTCGAGGCCATGAACGCCTCGCTGGAGGCTATGGCCCGCGCCAACCACGTCAGCTATCAGTCCATGCAGGACACCATCGGGAGCCTGAACCGGCTGGGCATCTCGACCGAGGACGCCCAGAAGACCGTGGGCGACCTGGTGCGCTCGCACCTGGGCCTGGCCAGCGCGACCAAGCTGGCCCAGGTCGCCCAGAACGAGGCCGTGCTGACCGGCCGGTCCTACTCCACCGTCGAGACCGCGCTGACCAAGGCCGTCGCCACCGGCAACTCCGCGTCGCTCAAGCGGGCGGGCATCTACATCGACTCCAAGGCCGCGCTCCAGAAGTACGCCGACGCGCACGGCGTGCTGGTCAAGAACCTGACCCTGGCCCAGAAGCAGCAAGCCACCCTCAACGCCGTGATGGAGGCCGGCAAGGGGGTCTCCGGGGCCTTCGCCGCGCAGCTGTCCACCCCGGCCGGGGCCCTGCGGTTCATGAAGCTGCAGGCCGAGGAACTGACCATCAGCATCGGTGACCAGCTGGTCAAGGCCCTGCGCCCGGCCTTCGCCGGGTTCGCCCGTCTCGCCGGGGCCATCTCCGGGGCCGTCGCCCCGGGCGGCAAGCTGCGGCCCCTGCTGGACGCCCTCGGCCAGGTCGCGGCCAAGCTCGCCGCCCCGCTCGGCGGCCTGGCCACCCGGCTGGGCAACTTCGTCGACAAGCTCGACCCGGCCAAGGTCAAGACCTTCGCGGACATGATCGTCAAGATCGGGCCTGCCCTGGCCGCGGCCGGGGCCGGGGCCGCCGTGTTCACCGGGGCCGGGCTGCTCAAGGAACTGCCCGTCATCGGCCCGATGTTCGGCCAGCTGCTCGGCCCGCTCGAGAAGCTGGGCCCGCTGATCGGCAAGCTGCCGCTGCCGCTCAAGCTGTTCGGCGGGGCCTTCGCGCTGCTGATGGCCGTCTCGCCGCAGTTCCGCGCCGAGGTCATGAAGATCGTCGGGGTCCTGCTGACCGGGCTGCAGCCCGTGCTGGAGGAGCTAGCCAAGGCCGCTATCGCCCTGGTCCCCGAGGTCGTGGACCTGGCCAAGGCCCTGGGGCCGGTCCTGGCCGGGGCGCTTGAGATGCTGATGCCCCTGGTGCAGCTGTTCGCCGACGCCCTCAAGCTGATCGCCCCGGCGCTGCCGTTCATCGTGGACGGCGTCCTGGCGATCTACGCCGCGACCAAGCTGTGGGCCGCCGTCCAGTGGGTGCTCAACGCGGCCCTCGACGCCAACCCCCTCGGGCTCATCGTGATCGCCCTGGCCGGGGTCGCGCTGGCCCTGATCTACGTCTGGAAGCACTGCCAGACCTTCCGCGACGTGGTGCTCGGAGTGTTCCACGACGTCTGGGACTGGCTGCACCATTACTGGCCCCTCCTGGTCGCCATCATCGCGGGGCCCATCGGCGTGGCGACGCTGCTGATCATCAAGAACTGGAACACGATCAGGTCGGTCACGGTCTCGGTCTGGAACTGGCTCAAGGCCTTCGTGACCGGGACCCTCAACGCCATCCGGGGCGTGGTCTCCAGCCAGTTCGCCGCCATCCGCAACATCGTCAATTCGGTGATCGGCTCCGTGCGCTCGATCATCAGCAACGGCTTCAATGCCGTGCGCGGGGTGGTCTCCTCGGCGGCCCGGTCGATGGTCTCCACCCTGACCGGCATGGCCTCGGGGTTCCTGAGCGCCGGGAAGTCCGCGATCTCCAACCTGCTGTCCGGGATGGGCTCGGTCCTGACCGGCATCGGCGGCTGGGTCAAGGCCCACATCGTGGACCCGGTGGTCAACGCCGTGAAGTCGTTTTTCGGGATCAAGTCCCCGAGCAAGGTCATGGAGGGCCTGGGGGAGTCGGTCACCGAGGGCTTCGTGGGCGGCCTGGTCAAGCAGAACCCCCTCACCGTGGCCAAGAAGATCTTCGGGTCCCTGCCGGCCGCGCTCGGGGGCCTGGTCGCCAAGGGCGTCGTCGCCATCGCCAAGCTGCCGGGCAAGGCCCTGGCGGCCATCGGGAACCTGGGCGGCGCCATCGGGCACCTGCTGACCAAGATCCCGGGCCTGTCGGGCCTGTTCGGCGGGGGGTCCTCCAGCGGGACCGGGCAGTGGGCCGGGCTGATGCGCTCGGTCCTGGCCCACTTCGGCATCCCGCAGCTGTTCGGCACCTTCATGGCGCAAATGGCCACAGAATCGGGCGGAAACCCCAGAGCTATCAATTTGTGGGATTCCAACGCAAAGGCCGGAATTCCGTCAAAAGGGCTCATGCAGGTCATCGACCCGACATTCAACGCCTACGCCGGCCCCTACCGCAGCCTGGGCATCTGGAACCCCCTGGCCAACATCTACGCCGCCGTCGCCTACGCGATCTCGCGCTACGGCTCCTCGATCGGGGCGGTCCTCGGGCACGGTCACGGGTACGCGGCGGGCGGCATCCTCAACGAGCCCGTGACCGGGTTCGGGCAGCACTCCGGGCAGCTGTACCGCTTCGGGGAAAACGCCCCGGCCGTCCCCGAGATGTGGAGTCCCCTGAACGGGCCGGGCTCGGCCCCGGGGCGGCTGCAGCCGGTCGTGGTCAACGTCTACCCCGCGCAGCACCAGAGCGAGACCGAGGTCGCCGCCCAGGTCTCCCGGTCGCTGGCGTGGGCCCAGGCCACCGGGAGGGCGTGATGACGACCGGCAACGACCCCGGCAGCCTGATCCCGGTGCAGTGGGCCGGGACCAACTGGAACCAGGGCGACATGGGCAACGGGGCCGCCACCTACATCACCGACGTCAACGGGTGGGACGACACGCCCGCCCTCGACGGCAACGACCTGGCCCTGGCCCTGACCGATGGCGTGCTGCCGGGGGCCAAGACCATCAGCCAGCGGGAGGTCACGCTGAGCGGGACGGTCGCCGGGGCCCGCGTGCCGGTCCTGGCCCTGGCCCGCCAGCTGGCGCAGCTGGCCTCCTCCCGCGTGGCCGCGGCCCTGGTGATCGGGGTCATCAACGAGACCGGCTCGACCTACACCGCCCTGACCGCCCAGGTCCGCGCCGACACCAACGCCCTGTCGATCGCCTGGCTGAGCCGCTACGGCTTCACCTGGCAGGTCACCCTCACGGCGCCCGACCCGCTGCTCTACTCCTCGGTAATCAACGCCGTGACCCTGACCGCGCCGGCCGCCGCGACCGGCCGGGTCTATGCCAAGAGCTACGGCTGGCAGTACCCGAGCCAGAGCGTCAGCAACGAGGCCCAGCTACCCAACCAGGGCACCGCCGCCGCCCCGGTCATCGCCACCTACACCGGCCCGCTGACCACCCCGCAGCTGTCCGACGGCGTGAACTCGATCACGCTCAAGACCCTGGCCGCGGGCGAGATCGTGACGGTCAACACCCTGACCCTGGTCGCCACCGCGCCAGGGGGCGCGACCCGGGCCTCATACGTGCAGCCGGGGTCGGTGCCCATGACCATCCCGGGCCTGTCGGCCCCCTCCTGGTCGCTCTACACCACCGGCACCGGGAGCGTGAAACTCACCTGGCAGTCGGCGTGGTCATGACCCCTGGAGGCCCTGATGGCTAACAACCCGTTCATCTCAGACGCGGCGGCCAAGGCCGCGACCGACGCCGTCTGCGCCCTGTGCAACGGCGGCACCATACAGGTCCGGTCGGGGACCCAGCCCGCCAACGCCAACGCGGCGGCGACCGGCACGCTCCTGGTCACCCTGACCTTCTCGGCTACCGCCTTCGCCCCGGCCGGGGCGGCCGGGGGCCAGGCCACCGCCAACGCGATCACGGCCGGGACCGTCGCCACGACCGGGACGGCGGCCTGGTTCCGGGCTCTCAAGAGCGACGGCACGACGGCGGTCTTCGACGGGTCGGTGGGGACCTCGGCGGCCGACCTGGTGCTGTCCTCGGTCGCGCTGACGGCCGGGGGCCAGGTCTCGGTGTCCTCGTTCACCTACACATCGACCGAGTAGCCCGGGGGAGGTTGCGACGTGGCTCGGGCGTACGGACGCGGCTACCCCCGGTCCTACACGCCGGCCACCGGCACGGGCGGCGTCGCGGCCAAGAAGATCACCCTGGCCGGGTCCGGGCAGTTCCTCATCACCGGGACCGGCGCGGTCGCGGCCAAGAAGATCGCCCTGGCGGGGTCCGGTCAGTTCCGGGTCACCGGCACGGGCGCGGTCGCGGCCAAGAAGGCGGCCCTGGCCGGGGCCGGGCAGTTCACCACCACCGGCACCGGAGCCCTCGCGGCCAAGAAGGCCCAGCTGGCCGGGGCCGGGCAGTTCACCGTCAGCGGCTCCGGGGCCCTGGCCGCCAAGAAGGCCGCGCTGGCCGGGTCGGGGTCTGCGCTCCTGCCGGGGGTCTTCGGCTCGGGCGGGGTCGCGGCCAAGAAGGCCCAGCTGGCCGGGGCCGGGACGGTGGCCGGTCCCCCGCAGGTCACCGGCACCGGGGCGGTCGCGGCCAAGAAGGCCGCCCTGGCGGGCTCGGGGGCCTACGCCGCGCCGGTCACCGGGACCGGGGCCCTGGCGGCCAAGAAGGCCGCGCTGGCCGGGTCCGGGGCCTGGATCGCGCTGGTCACCGGGACCGGGGGGGTCGCGGCCAAGAAGATCACCCTGGTCGCCTTCGGCGGCTTCGGCCCCGGATATTCAGCCTCGGGAGGCATCGTGAGCAAGAAGGCCGAGGTCGCCATCCGGGCGACGTTCCTCGATGCGATCACCGCTGGCCCCACGGCCGGGCAGTGGGCCTTCTGGGTGGATGCCTCGGTGCCGCCCTACACGCCGGTCGGCCCCGTCCGGGTCGCCAGCTTCACCTGCACCTGGGCGCTGAACGGGTTCGGCTCCGGGGAGGTCGTGCTGCCCATCACGCCGGACTCCCCGCTGCCCCGGGCCGCGATCATGCAGCTGTGGACCTGGCGGCTGTGGGCCTTCTACGCCGGGCAGCCGGTGTGGGCCGGGTGCCCCACCGCGGTAACCGACGCCGGGGAGAGCGCGGTCACGGTCGCGCTGACCGAGCTGCCCGGCTACCTCACCCGCAAGCAGTACGCGATCAACAACACCAACACCAAGGTCGAGCAGACCACCATC